GTCATTGCTCACCACTTTTGTGGATCATCCATGAAAGTGATGGTTGGCTTTGAAAGAGCAATGATAGGGCATTGGGCAATAAACGGATTGTGCAAAAGTTGTGATGACATTGTAACACATGGCACCAGAAAGCAATTTCGGGCGATTTACGGTAATGAGCGTGATGTATGGGAAAACCAGGTAAAAGATTATCCCGGTTACATACCTGAGATAATTAAGCAAGGTATAGCGTTATGTGGGAAATAGAACTGCCCTGGCCGCCATCACTAAACAGCATAAAGGCCGCAGTCAATGGCCGGTTGATACTGTCAAAGAAGTGCCGAGACTATTACATGCAATGCCGGATAGCCGTTAACACTCTTTATGGATTAAAGCTTACTGATGACCTTGAGATTACGATTGATCTATATCCGCCGGACAACAGGAAGCGCGATATAGACAATCATATCAAGGCTGTTTTCGATGCTATGACGCACAGCAAAGTTTGGATTGATGACTCACAGATAAAAGATTTGCGCGTTAGGATGCGAGACATTGAAAAAGGCGGAAAGGCAGTAATTGAAATCAGGCGATTACAAAGCCATTTATGATAGGTATAGATAGCATGACAGAGCTTTGGTGCGTAAAAACAATCGACAATATATTTGCTCAGGAAAGCAAAGAGGCCGCTGAAGCTGCCGCTGCTGAGTACAATAAAACGGCTGATGATAAAGCTATAGTTGATGTTTGGCCATGGGGCGGAACATCACACAATGAAGATTTGCGGAATGGGCTTAGTAGCATAACGCCGAGTTAAAGGGCGGCGGTAATAACCTAGTAGATAAAGACTCGCGAGAGTGGGAGATGGAAAAGGCATAACAGCCAAATACACAGCGTGGCTATTCGCAATGTTAACGAGTTAGGGTTCTCCAGCCTTTCTGTTGCAGATACAGTCAAAAACGCTCGTTAATGAATAAATAGCAAGTCCAAGGTTTCGTGTACCTATCATGATCGTCATCCAAGACTGGACGAACGGGTATATAGATTTGTCACATTTTATTGTGTAAAATCAGGTTTTACTCATAGAGCGAAAACCTATGAATGCACTATTAATCACGCTCGGGATTTATGCGATACCTGTATGGTTTACCGGGCTATTGTGGTATGCGCAGGCTTCAACATCATCAATTCTATACATTATTCTGATCCATAAATATTCAAAAACCAGAGAGCGATTGCCGCTAATTGTCGTAGAAATCATCAATTTACTGCTTATTTTGTTCTGTTTTGTCACCAAATATCTCATAGTCAATCAAAATTTTGTTCGCGCAAACATTGCTGATATTATGCTCACAGTTTTTTTAATTGAGCTGTTAATATCGGTAGGAGGGATTGCGCTTGGAGTTAGTCGGCGAAATACAACTTTACGCAACACTCCTGCTTCTAATCGCCCATCTTCTTACCGCGATAATCTTTCTATTGTCGGTTATTCGCCAGCGATTAAGACAAAAAAGAGAATGGAACGTAATTTACAAACTGAGGCTTATTTATGAGCGATATATCAAGCGCGGCGGAAAGCGTATCAAGTAGCGCATCTTCGATAGCGGTAAAGACAACCTTGGTTGGTGGAGCAGGGCTTGGCGTTCCATCAATCGTCCCTATGATGCAGGCAAAGCTAATTGTTTTTTCTGGCTATGCATTGACTCCTGCCGATATCTGTCAGGTTTTGGCTACGATGTGGATAATTAGTCAGGCATACATAGCAATCAAAAAGCTGTTAGCTAAAAAGCCAAAGCCAAAAGAGTCTGAAAAAGTAAGGGCAATGGGCGGCTCTGGGGGTGGTGGCCCGGAAGAAGAAAACGGTGAAGATGAATGACTGTAATAGCAATTACTCCTGCTGATATACGCATAAAAGAGTCTAGGACTATAACTGTAACAATTACAACGACTGCGCCAACTGTTGCTAATACATCCGTTTATATAAATTCAAATCTTAATGCAGCCATAACGCCAACAATTGTTAGAAATGTTATCGGCAACACATACGATATATTTTTTGAAGTTGATGATAAATATGCAAATCTAAAATATTCATCAACTGGATATTCTATAATTGTATCTACTGCAGATGGATCTGCTACAAGTGGCAATGTTCCATTCCTGCCCATGACAGGTTACAGTTTTATTGATGCTTCATCAGCACCGGGTGACATTCCTGGTGCAGTGGTCGGAGATCAGGCTGAATACTCATTGATGGCTGGAAAAGTATCAATATCTTCAGCTTTAGCAATAACCTACACAGATACAGTTAATTTAGGTTCATTTCCTTACAGAATATGGACTCCAAGCGCTTGGGGTTCATGGTCTACAAAATTCATTAATAGTGGATTTTCAGCAATTGCAAACGATCCTGTTATTGATGCTGATTTGCTGTCAAAAACACAAGTTGCATTCGGATTTGATCGTCTTGTTGAGGGATATTCAGGTAATACTGTTAATTTACGCAGGGCGTCAGACAGTGCAACTCAGGGATTTGGTTTTGATGCAAACGGTTATTTTGATGTTAGCGCAGTTTCTACATGGGCATCTGGATCAACGGTAACTGTTATCTCATTTATCGATCAAGTAGGCGGCACAAAAACATTTGTTGCGACTAACCCGCCAACATTTATGACGGCTGGAACTGTAAATCGGATGGGGACAAATTGGAATGAGGCCACAGGTCTTTTAACTCCAAGCGGATTCGGTGGTGTCGGCGTGCCGCTTGGTACAAATGCCTATTTCACGCTATCGTCTTCTGGAATTCAATCTGGTTCAGGGCTAGAGTTTCACCAGATGCACCAGCATCTTAAAAGATATGGGCATACAAACCAGGTAAATATTGGCGATGGACTTGATAATACCCGGGAAACATTATTCAGTTACGGAACAGGTAGCGGAAATCACATTATTGCAGATTATAACAACGGATCGTTGAGAGAATTTCTTAGCAGGCCAACATCTACGTTTAGTGGATCGTCTCCATTTGGTTCTCAGGGTGGACCATACACAGTTTATAAAAAATATTCTGTTCGCGTGGTTACTCATGCTGATTTTGCAGGTTTTGTTCGACGCTATGAGTGGGGTGTTAATGCAAAAGAACTTGTTAAGAATGCCAATGATGACACGGCATCAAGCAATGCAAATTTCAGCAATGGGCAACTTAGAGTTGGTCAGGGCTATACAGTAACCGGGGCAAGAAATGGTCAATTTAACTTTGGTGCGATAATAGTTACAACTCAACTAACCGACTTTGAGCGCACCATTGTTCAAAAGAGGCTTGGGCTAATAGCTGAAAGTCATCTGGCAATAACAAAGACTGATTTCATTAATAAATTCGATGAGATTCTTGATTTCAGGGATTATTCAGCGGGGGCTTTGGTTGGCAAGCAAGGTAAGTTGACACTGAATTTTAATCAATCTGGTGCTAGTTGGGTTCCTGCATATGAAGCGCCGGGAGGATTAACTGGTTTGCGCGCTCCGGCTGGAATTAATACAAATAACACATTTGCAGCAACTGACGATTATTTTGTTGATGCGTCTGATCTTACTGTCTTGTGTTTTGGAAATGTTGAGTATGGTGATTCTCAGGATTGGTGGGGGATACAAACATCTACAGAAACAGACCAGAGGCCAATGCTAGGCCCTGGGTTTGATCACTTTGCGCCTCGACTAACAACAAGGGTTGATCCGTCTATTGATACTAGCAACTGGTCTGATCCTTCAGGATTTGTTGATGCTTGTGGCGGCGGCATAAGTCAGGCGGAAGTCAAATATAACGGGATGAAGATTACAACCGGAAACTGGAACTTTACTCAAACCACATCTGCAAATTGTACTCTTGATGCGCTTTGGGGCAGTGATTTCATTCCAACAGGAACCGCAATTGATGGTAAATACGTGAGGGCAGTAACAAGAACATCTGCATATCCGGGTCCAAGAGCGCCAGCTCCAGAGCAGGATCAGGGCTATGCTGTTCCCCAGTGGCCGGGAAGGGCTGTCGGCTATAATGTGTTTTTTGCTGCAACGGTTCAGCCAAATGATTCATTCGATTTTACGTCCGGGACTCAAAATTATGTTAAATCATCAACAAATAAGATTTACGCTTCAAACGGCGTTGGGTTTACAGTCGGTCAGCAGGATGCTTCTATCGGCGTTGGTTTAGCTAGTAGAAACCACTATGCCGCTGGATCTGAAACTGATTATAAAATAAGATCAATATTTCAGAGCAGGTCAATACAGGGTACAATGTATTTCTGGGCATTTGTTAAACGAGCAATGTCTTATGATGAGATTAAGCAAGTGGAGTTAAACTGGCACAGATTATATGAAGCAGATGCAGGCGCTATCAGCCAGACTGCACAACAAAGAATTTCAATATCAATAGGTATTTCAATATGACAGCACCATACGTGGGCGGTGGAAGCTACTTAGTTAGCCCAAATGATAGTCAAGATTTGACTATAGCAGGCTTTGAGTTAATTGGATCAAGTGGCGTAATTTTCAGTGAAACTGGCGGTGATATAAAGGTTACTTGCGAGGATGGCAAGATAGACACATTCGAGGATGTTCCTGCATATTTTATAATCCCGGTAAGGGTTAAAAGGGTTTGGGCTACAGGAACTGTTGCAACAAGAATACATTGCATAGTTTGGTAGATTTAATAGCAGTAATTTGTTAATATTTGCTTATCGGGCAGTGCCCTTTTTATAGTCAGTGACTTATGGCAGGCGGTAGACCTTCGGCGTATAAAGCTGAGTATGCAAAACAAGCAAAGATACTTTGCGAACTTGGCGCAACAGACCAGCATTTAGCTGACTCTTTCGGTGTTTCCACGGTAACGATAAACGCGTGGAAGGCAGAATTCCCAGAGTTTCTTAACTCCCTAAAGATTGGCAAAGAGCCTGCTGACAACATGGTCGAACGATCTTTGTTCCAGCGAGCGCTAGGCTATTCACACCCAGAGGATGACATTAGAGTCATTGACGGGCAGATAGTCATAACCCCAACAATCAAGTATTACCCGCCAGATACAACGGCTTGTATATTCTGGTTAAAGAATCGCAGACCTGAACAATACAGAGCAAACCCAGAGCCTGGCGAAGATGATTATGTCGCACCTGTAAAAATCGAAGTTCAAGTGGTTGATGCTCGTGCAGATAGCACCAAAGCTTAACATCCCCCAAAGCCAATTCCTTGCATTGCCGCATAAGTTTCGGGCATTCGTTGCTGGTTTTGGTAGTGGTAAAACATGGGTTGGCTGCTCGGCCACTTGTCAGCACTTCTGGGAATTTCCAAAAATCAATTCTGGCTACTTTGCCCCAAGCTATCCACAGATAAGAGATATTTTCTACCCTACCATTGATGAGGTGGCGGCAGACTGGGGGTTGAGAACTGAAATCAGGGAAGGTAACAAAGAGGTTCACTTTTACAGCGGCAAAAAATACCGGGGGACAACTCTTTGCAGATCAATGGATGATCCTGGCTCTATTGTTGGTTTTAAGATTGGCCACGCTCTTGTTGATGAATATGACCTGCTGACAATGGAGAAGGCATTACTTGCACACAAAAAGATAATGGCAAGGATGAGATACAAGGTTGATAAGCTAAGGAACGGGGTTGACTTCACCACTACGCCAGAAGGGTTTAAGGCGACATACAAGCTATTTGTTTCTGATGTGCTTAAGGATGAGAAGAAAAAAACAACTTACGGGCTGATTCATGCGAGCACATACGAAAACGAAAAGAACCTGCCTGATGACTATATTCAGACAATGCTTGACGCCTACCCTTCACAGCTTATCGAGGCATATCTAAACGGCCAATTTGTAAACCTGACAAGTGGAACTGTTTACAATAACTTTGACCGAAAGCTAAATGATTCTGATGTAGTGGAGCAAAAAGGCGAGCCGCTTCATGTAGGGATGGACTTCAACGTCCAGCACATGGCTGCAGTGATTCACGTGGAGCGCGATGGAATGCCGGTAGCAGTGGGTGAGTTGGTTGGAGTTTATGACACGCCATCAATGATTAAACTATTACAAGCAAGATATGAAGGTCACAAAATCTATGTGTATCCTGATGCATCTGGCCAGAATAGGAAAACAGTTGACGCCAGCACAAACGACATAGCACTTTTGAAACAGGGTGGATTTCTGGTTGTTGTTGACGCATCAAACCCAAGCGTTAAGGATAGAATCGTTGCCATGAATGCAGCATTCCATAATGCGAAAGGCGAACGGCGCTACAAAGTAAACACAAAGCGATGTCCTGAATACACAAGATGCTTAGAGCAGCAAGCTTATGACAAACACGGGCAACCAGACAAAGATAGCGGGGTCGATCATGCCAACGATGCTGGCGGGTATTACATCTGCAAAAGGCTGCCTGTTTTGCGCCCAACTGCAGCGCCTCGCGTGGCTTTCCGCTGATGTGTGATATACTTCCACTGCCTCAACCTTACTTGGTTATTGATGGCGGTGATAATGTTCTGGTTTTATCTGTTGCTGATTTGAGGCGCTTGGCATCTGGTCAGTTATCAATGTCTGAATTCGATGAACCTGACCTTGCCGCTAAATCACTTGCTATTGCATTACTGGAGAAGCTTTGACCTATCGCGATGACTCAGAAAGACGTGAAATCTATTTGCAGCGACTCGCTACAGGGCTGCTGAATAGTCACGTCTACCCATCACTAGAGGAGGCAATTAAAGCCGCTCGTATTATTCTCATGGATGCTGAAATAGATACAGATTCAAAGCGAATCAATATTATCAAGCGCATTGAGAAGGAAATGAGGCCAATTATTGAGGCTGGATTTGCTTTAACAACCGAAGGATTGGTAGCTATCGCAATTTACGAAGCTGAGTTTGCAAAGGATTTGATCGAGCACTATCAAGACGTGAAACTAAAGAGCGCAAAGGATAAAGCAGAATCAATCGTCAAGGGCTCTGTGATGACGCTCACAAGCGGAAAGCGAACTACGTCCAATATTTGGGAGGCTTACGTTAGAGCCAATACTGATTCGGCCATATCTCTGGCAGTTGGTGAGATTTCCAGAGGCTATGAGGCGCAATTACCTAAAGCCACGATCATGAAGAATGTTCGCGAGACTTCGCTGATAGCAAGAAAAGATGCTGAGGCATTGGTTAGGACTGGGACAAGTTTTTTCACATCGCAAGCGCGGGAGCAAATGGCGATACTTAATGCCAATGTGGTCACATATAGAGAATACAATGCAGTCTTCGACAATCGCACAACCTTAGGGTGTAGAGCTTTGCACGGAAAGCGATGGCTGATCACTGATAATGATTACGTCAGGACTCCTAGGCATTTCGGCTGCCGATCATTTTTAACGCTAGGAACTGGCCCAATAGACGAGCCAGCAGAGGGAACAAGGCAAGCGACGAGCGGAAAAGAGGCTGATATTAATCCTCGCCGTAAGCTAAAATACAGAGGCAAGAAGGATCAAGACATATTTGATGTTAGCCCAATTGATGCTAAAAAGTCACAGGATGAATGGCTAAAGAAGCAGCCTGATTGGTTTATTGAAGACAGCCTTGGAGAAACACGGGCAAAATTATTTAAGTCAGGAATGAAGCTAGAGTCATTTTCTGATGTTTACGGACGGGAATTAAAGATTTCCGAACTGAAAAAACGAGACGCCAAAATCTTTGAAAGGGCTGGGCTATGAAGCTGACACCACATAAGCAATATTCAGAAACAATCGACGAGGTAATCAGAGTTCGCGATTGTGTAGAGGGCAGCCCGAGAATTAAGTCAAAAGGCCTGACTTATCTTAAGCATCCTGGCATCGAGAATATGAGTCTGACCAGTGAGTCAGCTTATTACTCTGTTTACAAAGAGGCTGCTGAATTCCCGGGATATACACAGCAAACCTTGGTTTCAATGTTGGGTAAGATCAATTGTTCATCTGCTGAATTTGATCTGCCTACAGAATTAGAATATTTAATGAATGACTGTGACGGTGATGGCTTGCCTTTAACCGGGATTATGGAGTACACAGCAAAGAATGTGATGGAAGCCAAATTTCACATATTGGTTTCTGAGCTATCTGGAACTGAGAATCTGGACACTGCGAATATTTCGCGCGCACAGGCTCAGGCGTTAAATCTTCGCGCAACGATTAAGCAATACTGTCGTGAATCC